GCCTCGTCCTTTTCACGGGAAACGGCCTCTTTAGCACGACGCTCGTCGTGCCAGACCTTCTTCATCTGCCCAAGGCGCTTCTTGACCTTTTCGGAGTACTCCTCAAGGTCGTCCTTGTCGAGCTCGTCCACGATCTCCTTCGGGAGAGGCTTACGGCCCCTATCCTCTGGCGGGGTATCGTCCTCGATCTTGACCTCAAACTCGGGTTCTGCTTCTGCCTTATCGGCAGGGATCTCGTCGGGAAATTTAAATTCTTCTTGTTGCATAAAAACAACTCCTTATGCGCGACGGATGCCACGGGGGTCTTGGACCACCGCTTCCACCGTGTCGTCGTGAATAACGCGGAACTCACGTCCGTGGATGACCACGCGGGTGCCGGAATAGGGTCGTGTCAGCACAAAGTCCCCCTCCTTACACCACGGCCCGGTCGGGAACCGATCCTTATCGGCGTAGCAAAGGTCACCCATCTTGACGACGAACAGGACAACGGTTGTCTGCTCCTCGACCTTCTTGGTGTCCTCAGCCTTGATCAGGCCACCTTCAAACTCCTCCTCCACCTGCGGCACTGCGCAGAGGATTCGGTATCCCTTTGGATCGGGAAGAAGCTTTGCCTTCTCTACCTGCTCTTTAGTCGCTTCAATATCAATGTTGCTCATCATCGCGCTCCAAGCGTTTTGCAAGGTCTTTGATGTGATTCTTTGCGAGTTCAAGACCCTGTAAAGCCCCGCAAAGTCGTTTGTATTCGCCCTCGTCCAGTTTGCCCTGCACAACGGCTTCAACGATCAAGATGCGCTCTTCTTGGAGTTTTGCGTCCAAGTATTCCAGAGCGTTGGAATAACTCATGCTTCACTGCTCCCGCCTTCTGGCTGTTGAGTTTGCTCGGCTTGTTTACGACGCATGTCCACGTCGTCTCGTGCTTTGCCGATATCAAGCCCGAGTCGTACACCTTCAATCTGCTGCTTGGCCGCAAGGGCCGCCTTGTCCTTCTGGATGTCCACGCCGAGACGCGCCGCCTCAAGCTGCTGTCGTCCAGAGGCTTCGGCCTTACGAAGCTCAAGTTCATCGAGCTTGGCGGCAGCGTCCACCATGTCCTTCTGGGTCTTGCGCTGCTGTTCTGCCATACGGATCTGACCGTCGATCTGAGCCTGCTGCGCCTTGGTCTGCGCCATGAGCTGCTTGATCTGCAGGTCCATCATCTGCATCTGTACAAGCGGATCCTGCTGTTGCTGCTGGGCCTGTTGAGCCTGCGCCTCGGCCTGATCCTTCTGCAAGACACGCGCTGCGGCCACCGCAGCAAGCTGCGAGAGCTGGGCCTCGAACTCAGGCGGCAGGTCGTACTCGTCGTTGTCACCCTGCGGCAGCGGGGGAAGGGCCGCACCAAGCTGCTTCTCGATCTCACGGCGGTACTGGAATGCCATGTGCTCCATGATGTGAGCTTGAATGGCACCCTGCATCTGCTGAGCCTGCGGGCTCTGCCCAATCATCGCCGCGATCTTCGGGTCCTGCATGAGAGCCATGTGGACCTGCATGTGGGCCTCGTGGTCCTGATACATGAACGCCTTGGCAGGCTTGCCCGTCATCAAGTCCATGTTCTCGGTGATGGGATCACGCGGCTTGGCATCGTCCGGCAGCGGGATGATCTTGTCGGCGTTCTTGACCCCAAGGGTCTCGATCATCTGCCTGTGAAGATGCGGCAAGTCATAGATCTGCGGAGCGGTCTGCGAGAGCTGCAGCACGGCTTGGTACTGCACGATCTTCTGCGACATCGTGGCCGCGTTCGGGTCCGAGACCGGGATGACATCCACGTCATCGTAGTCAGCCTTCTTGGCCTTGCGGCTGCCCACCTCGGGCTCGTACGAATACTCGTCCGGGGTGTTGTCACGGATGATGCCCGCGAGGAGCTTGAACTCCTGCTTCATCGTGTAATAGATGCGGGCCTGCACCGCGCTCATCACTTTGAGAACACGCTCAAGGATGGCAAGCGTCGTACCGACCGGGGCCTGCGAAGACATGTCGCTGACCTTGAGGTCCGACACCGCAGCGAAGCGGCGTCCTTCCTCGACAATCCGGTCCATCAGGAGGGAGAGCGTCTGGCTCGGCTCCTTGTACGGCAGGGGCAAAATGTTGTCGCGGATCGCACCCGAAGGCACGTCTACGTCGCGGAACTCTCCGGGAGCAATGGGGGTGTCGTCGCCCTTGATACGCAGGCCACGTGACTTGAGACCACCCGGAAGATTGCTGAGAGTTCCCGCATCGACAAGCTGGCGCAGGAGCGAGGTGGCTGCCTTAGAGTGGCCGCCGATGAGATGAATAAGTCCAAAATAGTAGAAGCCAAAGCCGGGGATGTACCCGTAATGCACAAAGTGCTGCCGCTTCTCCTTGAGTTTGTCATCTTCACGCCAGTTGCGCCGAATCGCCAAGATCGTCCCGGTGCCCTTCTCGATGGTCACTACATAAGGAAGAGCGAGCCCGGTCTCGTTGTTGTCCTCGTCCACATCCGGGTAGCCCGGAAGTTCAATGTTGACATGCATCTCAAGGAGCTGGAACCGGTCGTCCATCGACGCCGAAAAGCCTTGATCCTCGGCCTTCTGCTTCTCAACCTCGTCCATCGTGCGGATCGGGTCGCCAAGGTCGATGTCCCGGTAGAACCCCGCATACTGGAGCTTGCGCAGCTCGTTCTTGGTCTTACGCATGCGGTGCGTAACACGGTCGGTCGTCTCAAGGTTCGGAGCGCCGTAGGGGACGATGATGTCCTCAGCCGGGATAAAGACCGCAGTCTGACGGTTGAGAGCTGGGTCAAAGTACATCTTCTTGAAGGCGTTGCCCGCCAAGGCAAGTGAGAGGAGCAGGCGCTCATGCTCCGGGCGGTACTCCTTCATGACCTCGGTCAGCTGGTAGTTCATGTCGTCCGCCACGCGAATGGCGGCGTCCTTCTTCTCCGGGGTCTCGCGGCCCACAATCTTGGTCTTGACCGGCCCGGCAGCGGGGAAGGTCTCCATGATGGTCTCAGACTGGAACTTGACCGCCGACTCCATCAGGAGGGGGTGGAACACGCCACACGCACCCGGCCACGGCTCCGTACGCTCCTCGTACTTGATGCCAAGGATCTTCAGTCCTTTAATATAGGTGTCGAGCCATTCTTTGCGGCTGGAGAGGTCCTGCTCAAAGTTCCCAATAAGATCGCCCGCAAGACTCTGCAGGTCGTTCTCGTTCATGTAGTCGGCAAGGTTTGCGTCGAACTGTTCAGCGCGGGGCTCTTCTTTCATGAGCTCGATGACGGCACCGTCGATGCCGATAGTCACTGCCTCCGGGTCCACAATCTCAATCTGCAGGTCGGGCTCAGAGGACAGGGCGTCAAGCCCCATCGGCGCTTCGTACAAACCTTTATCAATAGCCATCTAAAATCTCCTAGTAATACGCTTCGCGTCTGTGGCTCTTGAACCACTTGGTCGGCTCGGGCTCATCTGTCGGCAGGCGTATGAACCCGCCCTGCCTGAACCTCAAGAGTGCCAAAGTCGTCGCGTCCACCAAGTCATCATGTGTGCCGGATGGGAAGTCGTTGCACTCCTCGACCACCTCCCAAGCCCAGCGCCTGTCTGGTACCCAGACTATACCTGAAGAAAAAAGGTCAGATACGGCGTTTACTCTGCTTATCTTGTCCTGACCCTTGCCCGGCGTGAACTCGCTGAGGGGCACCCCCATCCGACGCATCTCCTGATAGAGCGCCGCACCGTTCGATTTCTTCTCGACGATAAAGGTGTCCGGGTTCCAGTCCTTGTACTCCTCCAGCACCCGCTGCTTGAGCTCGGGGAACTCAAGGCGCTCCTTGACGGCGTTTAGCAGGATGATGTTGTAGTTATTGACCTCTTCGTTGAAGAAGACGCCCCAAGTCAGGAGGGCATTAAAGTCCGACCGGTTGGTCTTCTCCTGCGCGGCGTCAAGCGACATTATTATGTGCTCGCACTGGGGCGGGGTCTCCTTGTCCCAGACCTGCCACCACTCCCGCTTGATGAGGGCTCCTTCCTCCGAGGTCGGCTGCTGCATGTACTGGGCCTGCCAGTACCGCACGTCCATCGAGGCTTTCTTGCCCATCAACTCGTCAATGCCCCAGAACTCAGGCCAGAGCGGTTTGTCGTTCAGGATCGCCGGGAACTCAACCACTTCCCACTGATCAGTACCCTCTTCGCGGGTCATGTGGTCCACGATCTTGCCGGTGAGGTCGGATTTACTCCAACGAGTCATCACCACGATGATCGAACCACCCGGCATCAGTCGCTGGACTGGACCGGACTGAAACCACTCCCATGCTGGCTCAAATACGTCCGCACGACCCTGCTTAGCATCCTGTTCTGAGTGGGGATCATCAATAATGAACAGATCAGCGCCTCGACCAGCAAGGGCACCACCAACGCCAATAGCAAAGTACTCACCGTTAAAATTAGTACCCCATCGAGAAGCAGACTTACTGTCCGCTTGAAGCTCAACCTGCGGGAAAATGTCACGGTAAGACTCCGAACCGACCAAGTTACGCACCCGACGACCGAAGTTCACCGCCAAATCGGCAGTGTGGGACGCCATGATGACCTTCTTCTGCGGGTTTTTGCCTAGGAACCAAGCAGGTGCTAGGTACGAGATCATCTCCGACTTGCCATGCCGAGGGGCGATGTTGACGATGACTCTCTTCTTCCTGCCTGCCTCTATGTCCTCGAATATCTTGGCCAGTTTGTGATGGTGCGGACCCACTTTGTAGCCCGGATACACGTGCTGGATGAAGTCTAGGAACGAATCCTTGCCCAATTTCTGCGTGATCTGGGTCTGATATTGCTTCAAGAGCTCCGCAACACGCCGTTTTTCCTTCTCCGGCATCGTCGGCAGGGCGCTTTTCAGCTTTTCAAGGTTTTCAGGCGTCAGTTGCAGCACTTTTCTCGCCTACAACCCGGTACTCAATGCCATCAAGCACCGACATGAGCTCCTTCTCGACCTCCTCGATGGGCTTGACCACGTGCGTGACCTCGCTTCGCTTCTTGAAAGCGTCTACGCCGTCTACTTCGCCGAGCTTTACCAAGGCATTCAGCCTTGTGCGGTCATCTTTGGCAGTCTCAGCTGACTCAAGCAGCTTGTTGACGACGTAATTTTTGAGCCTTGTAAGATCATCAACGAGTTCAAAGTCGTACTGGGCCACCATGCCACGAAGCATCGCCATCTGCGGCATAGATAAGGAGGCGTAATCCGGCCTAGTTTTAGGGTTTTCGATCAACTGCCGTGCAATTTTGTGTGCAGCTTTAGCGTCTTCGTCATCAACGAGGATCGGCATGCCGGTCAAGTCACTCAGCAACTGCACCGTGCGTGCAGCCATGTCCAGTTCTTCTTGCGGCGACAAGGTCGGCATCGCCTCAGCCATGCTGCGTGGAAGCGGCACCGCTTCTTCTATGTCAGGAACCAAGAAGTCTTCGTTCATTGTGTGAAATATATACGAACTTTTCGTATGGTACCAAATTTGGTACCGGGGGGGGTCTATATATAGAGGGGGGTGGGGGCTTGGCGGGCAAAATGGTGCGGTGATTTGTGTAAGTCTTAGAGTAATAGTCAGCGCTGGGACTCCTGATTTAGTTCGGGGTACGGGGTACGGGTGGGGTCTCTTCTGTCCCGTTTCCGCCTCGCGTCGTCCGCCATGCCTCGCGTCGTCCGCCATGCCTCGCGTCGTCCGCCATGCC